ACTTGGCATTGGTGTCGCATCGATCAATACAGCGTTAGCGATTAGCGACGCTCTAGCTAAAGACGCTACGTTTCCGGGATCCAGATTTATCGCGGCGGCATCAGCGGGTTTATTGGGAGTTGCACAGGTAGCAACGATCAAAAAACAGAAGTACGGCAGTCAGGCAGGCGGGGCTACGCCGAGCATTGGGTTGCCCAGTCAAGGTAGCAGTAGCATAGGTAACACGGGAATACCTGCGTTGGACGTAGGGTTTCTGGGTGAAGGCAGTGGTGCGACGCTGAATCAATCTTATGTTGTGTCGCAACAGGTTAGCACGCAACAACAAGCAAATCAATTAATTGGCGATCAAGCCGCATTGTACGGGTAAATGACAATAATCGAACTAGTGCTAGATGAAAATGCAGAGGTGTTTGGCATCGACGCAATCAGCCTTGTAGAGCGACCCGCCATTGAGCGCAATTGGGTAGCACTTAAGGAACAGCCGCAGAAGCAACAATTTTCATTAGCCGATGCTGATCAGCGGCTTATAGTAGGACCAGCACTTGTGCCGGACCAGCCCATATACCGTCGCGATAGCGATGGCACGGAATACTACGTGTATTTTTCAAAGAGCACGATCCGCAGAGCCAGCGAGTTGTACCTGATCCACGGCAACCAGAAAAACGCAACACTGGAACACGAGCACGATGTGGCTGGATTGTCGGTAGTCGAGTCATGGATCGTAGAGGGTGATCAAGACAAAAGCCAATTGTATGACATGGATGTCCCAAAAGGCACTTGGATGGTGACCATGCGAGTGGACAATGAGAGCATCTGGGAGCGGTTCGTAAAAACGGGCGACGTCAAAGGGTTTAGCATAGAAGGTTACTTCGTGGATCGGATGGCTCGTCCATCGACCGAAGAGGCCATGATGCGAGACATTCGCGAGGAACTTGAGTCGTACTCAGATTACCCTACCGCCGTCAAGAACAACGCCAAGAAGGTGCTCAAATACGTTGAGGAAAATGGATGGGGATCATGCGGAACGGGTGTAGGCAAGCAAAGAGCCAACCAACTAGCTAAGGGTGAGGCCATCAGCATTAGCACGATCAAGAGAATGAGGTCGTACTTGCAACGACACGATAAAGATTTGGATGCAAGCAAAGGCTTTGGCGATGGATGTGGGTATTTGATGTACATGGCGTGGGGCGGTAAAGCGGCACTGCGATGGGCAGAGTCCAAATTGCGTGAACTGGACTTGCTCGAAGAAATGGAGTCAGTTGTAAAGTCCATGCCATCTGATCCGTTAGTAGGTAAATCCCCGAACGCATGACTATCAAAGACCGTGTTCAGTCAATTTTCGAGAAGTACAGCGTTGCGCTCGAAGTGGCTGACAAGGATGAGGAAAAAACCGAGTCCATGGCGACCGCTGAACTGGACAGCGGACAAGTGATCCAAACGGACGCAGACACCTTTGCTCCCGGTGCAGGTGTTTACGTCGTCAATGATGAAGGCGAAAAAATCCCTTTGCCAGATGGTGAATACACCATGGCAGACGGCACTCGCTTTATGGTAGCAGAAGGCAAGATTGCCCAAGCCGCTGAAGAGGACAAGCCCGAACCAGTAGAGGCTGAAGAAGAAAAGAAGGAGGAGGAAAAGAAGGAGGAGGCAGAAGAAGAAGAAAAGAAGGAGGACGACAAAGAAGAAATGTCGTCTCAATACGTCAAGCGAGACGAAGTTGCTGAGTTGATCAAAGCCGCCGTAGCGGACATCAAAACAGAGTTGTCTCAATTGACCAAAAACCAAACGTCGCAAAGTGCGGCAAAGCCATTGGCACAACAGCAAGCCAAGGCCAAGAAAGTCATTCCTGCAAACTTGGGCGCGATGACCGTCGCCGACAGAGTGCGCACCATTCACAACCAATTTTCCTGAAATGCCAAACGCAGTTGTAACCTCAAACTATGTCGGTAAACTCGCGTTGCCGTACGTAGCACCCGCTATCCTGTCGGCTGACACGATCGCCAACAAATACGTTCAGGTTCGCCAGAACGTTCCGTACAAATCCGTGTTGCGGAAAATGACAGGCGTAGGCTTGCAGGATGCTTCCTGTTCCTTCAGTCTGCCAGCAAGCAACGAGTTGACGATCTCAGACGTCACACTGGAGACCAAGCAGTTGAAGGTCAATGAAGAGATCTGCAACAAAGAGTTGCGTGAGCAGTGGGAGTCAGAAATGATGCGCTCAGCAACCTCCGCCGCTCCGGGCGAGTTGCAGTCCTTTGCAGGTCAATACATTGCACAGCGCGTTGCTGAAGCAGTTGAGTTGAACTTGTGGCAGGGGGACTTTAACATTGATGGTGGCCTCGCCACATCCGCAACGTACACGGATTACCCCGGTATCATGCGCGACATCGTGTTGAACAACACAGGGACCACCGCTAACCTCGGTGGATCATTGACTGCTAGCAACATCATTGCAAAATTGGCTGTGCTTGTTGGATCCGCACCGAACGCTCTCAAAGGAGATCCAGAGGCTCGCATCTACATGTCGCGGACTGCAAAGACGTTGTACCACCAAGCGTTGGCTACGACGCACGGACCATTCTTGAATGATTCCGTCGTCAGCATGTACGCTGGGTACCAGATCATCGCCGCCGCTGGATTCCCAGACGATGTGTTGCTTGTCAGCCGTCCAGAGAACCTCGTGTTTGGAACCAACTTGCTCAGCGACATGATCCAGAGCGCGTTTGTTGACTTGATGGGGACCACTGGATCCGATTCAACTCGCATCGTCCTCCAGTTTGCCGCAGGATGCAAGGTCATTGACCAAGGCTCCTTGTACGCACTTTACCGCACAACCTGATCCTGATGGCTTGCACGTTAACTATAGCGGGCAGGGCGTTTCCCTGCAAAACGGGCATCGGTGGAATCAAGCGGGTGTGGATCGGTCAACACAGTTTAGTTGACTGGGCCGCAATCGCGTCAGGTGCAGTAGCCGGACTCGAAGGAGCCGCAACTGCGACGTTGTATGGATTTGAGTTGGCTAAAAATACTGGATCGCTCCAGCAGACCGTTACGGCGTCTGTAGAGAACGGGACTATTTTCTATAGCCAAGTGCTCGAACTGTACACGCCAGTGCTTGATGCCGTCACAAATGCGAACTTGCAAGAAATCCTCACCGGAAGGCTGGCGATTATTGTGCAAGACAACAATGACAATATGCTGATCATGGGCTACGCCACTGGAGCAGAAGTCACTGGAGGTACAATTGGAACTGGAACCGCTAAAGGTGACCAGAACGGATATCAGATCCAATTCACGGCAGAGGAGCAAGCACCCGCTCCGTTCCTCGCAAGCGCTGCTGGTGTACCAACTGATGCAGACATCACATTGACACCGGGTGCGTGAGTTTTGGTAATCTTCGTTAATCGGGGCAGGGGCGGCATTAGTGTCGCCCTTGCTATTTTAACGGGATGACAATTACGTACGCAGGCATGGCGGTATGGGAACCGCGATGGCCGTCTAGCATGACCGCTATCCAGAGCATTTTGCCACAGGTTGAGCGATTGTACCTTACGCTCAATGGTTTTCACCACATTCCGCCCGAACTGGATCACCCCAAAATCCATTGCAAGTGTGAGCCGCTCAATATTGGCGACATAGGCAAATTCGCTGTCGTGCCAATACAGGCCGATTTCGACCTTTATCTGTCGCTTGATGACGACTTACACTATCCGCCGGGATACGTGCTCAATATGACGCACCATTTGCACCCTAAGTGGGATCTCGTATTGACCCACCACGGCACACAACTCAATAATTTGCAAGGGTCGTTTGTCACGATCAAGAACAACAACCCTAAAGTTCGTTGCACAGACCAGAACACCGACCTCATGCCAGTAGATTTGCCGGGTACGGGTTGCTGTGCTTACCCCGCTTCGTTGTATCGAC